ATAAATGCACCCCGATCATTCTTAGAAGCCTGCATTACAGGGTGCGTAATGCGAACCGTGCCATAGTTGAAAGCATATCCTACCATCAACTCGACAAAGGTCTGCTTCTGTGGATCGGGCAAAGACGGACCGCCATCTGCATCCGCTCTAGCGCCAATTGCTTGGGAGGGCGCGATGTTTACAGGCAGTCGGGCATGTCGACCAGAAACGTCCGTGCTTTTGCTATCGCGCTCAAGGCGAGACATCAAAATGCGCTTTTCATTAATCGTCGACACAAGCCGAGGGAGATAAAACTCTTTCAGCGCGGCATTAAAGCCTTCATTTGAGGCTGTAGTATAAAACTGTGAGGCCATTACTTACTCTTTCTTTGGACCTCCCAACAGCGAGTTAATCGCCTTATCCCCTGCGTCAAGAAATTTAGATACAGCTTCGGTCATACCTTGACCACGCATGTCCATGTTTCTGTTGCTTGGATCGCGTATCTGATTCTGTAATGACTCTATAGCTGTACCTGCGTCACTCTGCGCGTGAGATACAGGAGGCGCATCATTTTGCATTGTTTGTTTTTGAGTTACATACTGAGTCTGTTGTGCATGACCCTGCTGTAACCGTTCGTTGTTTGCATCTCTAAACAGCTTACGGGCAGCGTCCAAGTTAAAGTTCTGACCATATTGTCTCAGACCTCTAGCTGTGACGGCATCCTTAAGCACGTTTTTAGTGTATTCATCTTGAATACCTGCTTGACTAGCCAACGAATCCATTGCTTCGTCAAACTGACTAACAGTGCGCTCATTGGCCTGTGTTTGAGCAAAGTTTTTTAACTCATGGAACTCCCGTTGCAGAGGTTGCAAACGCTCTTCGACCTGCTTTTCTGCAATTGTGCCAGCCGTCTTGACCATCCACTGGATAGCTTTTGGATCAAGATCGGGATTGTCATCAAGCAATTGCTGTTCAAGCGTTTTCTGCGCCTGTGGAGCTTGCTGTGCGTTTTGCTGTGCATTCTGCTGTTGAGCAGCCTGCATAGCTAATGCACCCTTGAGTTGATTCAACTGCTCTTTAAGCGCGTGAGTCTCATCCTCAGTAGGCTCCTGTGGAGCCGCCTGTTGAACTGGTTGCGCTTGTTCGGGAGCCTGTTCGACAGGAATCCCTACGGTTTGACGATAGAGATCATCAAAAACGCTATCGTCTACTTTTTGTGGCTGTGCTATGGCCTCGGCAGGCTCCTGTTCTACAGGGGTCTGTTGAGTAGCTTCAGACATTTAAAGTCTCCTATTGTTGTGTTGGTACTGGTTGACCCCCTGCACCTGTTTGGGCTAGTTGGTCTGCTACTTGATCGGGCGCACCCTTCGCGGCTTGCGCCTGCATCATCATCTGTTGCTGTTCCTGTTGCATAAACTGTTGATGGATCTGAGCGCGTTCTCTGATAATGCCCTGTATTTGTTCTGGCAGGGCTTCGAAGTCAGAGGTTAGCATGTAGTCTTTATAGACTTGGAACTGTATGCTGTGGCTGTCTACGGGCTCTGGTGGCGGCGGTATCTCGCCCTCCTTCATCTTTTCTAAATACCTACGCGCTTTTTTAGCATCTAATGTGTATTCTGATTCAAACCCTTTGATCTCTAGTCGTTCTAATATTTTTCCTCTGACCATCGGGTCGCGCATATCGCCAAGTAAACCCATCTGAGCGGCTTGCATGATCTTTTGTCGTTGGGCTGATTGGGAATAATCCATACCAATCGACACCCGAACGGTCATATCCATTGCTTGCCGGAGGTCTGCGCCTTTGATGTAGTAAGATTCTAGCTCTGTGTTATCTCCTAGTACTCTTACTACGCGCTCTTCTTTCCAATATTTGTGTGCAAGCTTGAGCTTTCTATGCTCATGTTCGGCTAATCCGGCTCTCCACATTTTTACCAATGGGCCGAAACGACGAAACGCCTGTTCTTGCATCGCTTCGATAGCCGCGCCTGTCTCTGGTCCTGGGGGGACGTTTCCAGACAACACTTCTTTTGCACCCGAAACAATCTCCATATCCATCTTAACTTGTTCGCGCTCTTGGATTACTTGGTTCGGCAGCGGAACGCCCTGTAGACGTTCGGGCTTAAATCCCCCTGCTGTGGCCGGAGTCCATTTAATCATCAATCCACTACGACCATCGACTTTGTTTACGCCAGACCCTTCTGGCACAAGCCACTGATTCGACACCATCTGTTTGCGGTTAGAAACAACATGGGAATCAATCGCGTTAAGCCGTTTTTGCTGTGGAATTAGGTCATTAAGAAGAGAAACGCCCCAAAATGAGCTTGGGAGATGGCGGTATTTTAGATGCACATAGGGCAACTTACCATCGCCACAATCATCGAGGTTGCCTTCATATAGAATTTCTCCATTGGCAACAATCAGTAACATCCCTTTCTTCCATCTGCGATCCGGCACATGACGGAAGAATTTGACAATGGCGTGGTCTTTTTGCTGTTCTCTGTCGGGCTGAAACTGCATATTTAGCGCATCGCCGTAGATGCCACCAAATGCGTCATGCTCTATGGACTCAGCTACGACATCTTTAGCCTTCGATCCAAACATATCCTTGATATTGTCAACGGACATTGCTTCAGTTTCGATGGCATAACGAGTGTTTTTTAGAGATGTGGATGGTTCGGGGTAGAAATTCAAGGGCGATATTACATGCTCTTCGATTTCCCCTAGAGAAAACTCATCGTATTCGCCCTCAATCTCCTCCTCAACGTCAAGCATCACCTCGTTGCCTAAATCATCAAGCATCGACGCTTTGCCCTTAACTAAAGGCGATCCGCAATCTCTACACTGAGACATCCCCGTAATAGCAGGTTCGACCCTGCCGCACTGATAACACTCAAGAGTGTCCTGTTCGATGGGCTTTTTAGATAATTTCTTCTTTGGATAGCGCACTTTACTGCCGGAACGAGAGTTAAACGTAGTAGATAGGAAACAATTTCCGGCTGTCACCAACCACAATGCGGCAGGTATTATTACGTTTTCCTCTGTTCGTAGCCGCCCAAACTCCGAATGGAGCATCCGAGTAGCAGACCGAGCCGCATCAATGTCGCGCTGATCTTGCGTAGCAGGGTCAACAATGGGCAAAAGATCGCCACTGGTAAAAATGTCTAAGACCCGTTCGGTATGTTCAATTATTAAGTTGGTAACTGGAGTTGGAACCCACTCGTCAAGGCCATGCTTAACATAGCGACGAGCGTGTGGCAGGTAGCGAACCCATTGATCACCCGCGTAGAAATGGATCGCTTCTTTGATTTGCTGTTCTAATGCAAAGCGGTTATGGGACAGATAGCCCCATGCGTCATCAACAAAAGAGATTATATCATCTTTTGACTTAGGACGCTTCTCGCGCATCGAAACAGGTGCGCTGCTGATTTCACTTGGCTTGGGCATATGTCATTACCGTAGTGCATATACACTTACGCTAATAACATTTTGACTGCTAATAAGCCCTATGTCAAGCCTATTTTAAACAAATTGTAGCTACAAAACGTAAATATAGGCCATATACATCGCTAGTAATTCAAAAACACGCCAAAACACTTACTCATCTTTTTTTTCGTTCACGGCCAACATTGTGTTGCCAATTAGGGCAATGAGCGGTCCCATCTCGGGATCTTCCGTTGGGGCGCATTCCTCATTATTACACCAGAGGGCAGAATCCATAACGCGCTGAAGGTCGGCAATATGCGCTTCTATAGCCTGCCTCCAATCATCTTTATTAACCATAAACGAGTTAGAATACGAAAAATGCCAACAGGTTCCAGATGGGATAGTAGGAGAAACGACCACATTGGCTTTGGGCAAGCCTAGGATCATATTGCTGTCAAAAGCAATATTTGACGGGCCAGACCTCGGTTCCGGCTTGGGTGGCGGCGGTGCAGGGGTTTCTTTTGTTTGAACGGGCGCAGGTTTGGGCTTGGCTCTTGATGCGCTTTCGGGGATTGTTTCCCCTCCAGAGGTGATGGCGTAATTGTCATTTGCGCTTCCTCGACCTGCTCCGCTCCCAAAAAAACGGCCATTTGATGATTGGTTTTCTGCAATATTAGGCATTTAAGCTCCCTCCACTTCATAAGTGCTAGACATGGCTTTTCTTAAACCTTCAATGTCTTCAGGGCTAAACTCTGGATGCTCGGACGCTAACTGTGCGTATCTAACGGTAAGCGCAAGCTGTTGATGTCGGTCAATAATATCTGACCGTTCTTGACGCTCTAAATTCAACTGACGAAGGAGCGCCACGACCACAACGACAAAGCTTATGCTAACGGCAATTATTTCCACTATATACCTCCTAAACCAATGACTCTGTGGTTGACGAGTAACTATGTTGGTCAATTTGTTTCGATTTAGCTTGGGCAACATGCCTATCAATAAGCCCAACATCCGAGTCTTCAAACTCTTCATCTAACGACCTCCCTTCCCATAGTGGCTCTAAGTCGCTCTCGTAGCTAGCTTTACGCTCGCACGCTATTCGCATCATCTCACAGGCAATCACCCATGCCATGACCAAATCGTCGTGACCCCCAGGAATTGCTTCGTATTTTAGATTGCGTAAAACGAATATTTCAAACTGAGATACAAGCTCTTTAGAATGAGGCTTGGCTAAGTCCTCCTCCATCATATGGCGAGATTGAGCCACTAGCTTGTGTCGATTGTGAAGATTAATGTTTATGCCCAACTTTTCGGTGTATTTGTCGTAGGTTTCCCCTACATCCTTTACATCTTTATAGATGTTAGGGTATTTCAACTCCTGTAAAACCCTGTTTGCGCCCCCATCCTTGTTCGATTCTATGCCAACAAGGGCATTGTTATACCATGTTCCTAGCATAAAAGCGTGTTCAGCAAAGGCAAAAGGCTCAATCTTCCCTTGCAGCTCTGCTACTTGCCACCCATTTTCGCAATCAATGACCTGTATTACAGAGTCATCGCCATGCGCTAGCCCTTCGGCAGGGTCTCCTCCGATGGCATATACGTTTTTAGGACGGGGTTTGTCCCACACTCGCAAGTTCATAGTCTGCATCTATCTGCTCAACAAACGAAACGCGCCCGTCTG